AATATTGCAACAAGGCAGGGTGGAAAGGTAAGGGCAATCACGGTTACCAGCGGTGGAACCGGATACACCAGTGCAACAGCGATTGTTTCCGGACCAAACTGGGGAGGTGATTTGCCGACTCTGATAACCCAGGTTGCTGGTGGAGTGGTTACAGGCGTTACTGTTGTTGATGGAGGATATGGTTATTCCGGTGCTCCTGAGGTTACCATTGTTGGTAATGGAAGCGGAGCCACGGCCACGGCAACAGTCAGCCCTCCTCCTCTTAACTTGAAGCTTTTGATTAACACCGGAAATCGTTTGTTTGGAGTTGGATCGTCAGCAAACAGAAACACCCTTTATTGCTCGGATATTCTTGACGCATCCGTGTGGGATTCAGCAAACAGTGCGGTAATCAATGGCGATGACGGAGATGAAATTACAGCGATTGTGCCTTATTACCAGAATCGAATTATTGTTTTCAAAAAACGCCGCATATTCCAAGTAACCATACCCGCCGACATGACCAGCGCGGCGGATTGGTCGATCCAACTTATATCCAACAATACTGGGTGCGTGGCCGATGGATCTGCTGTACAGGTTAATTCTGACATATTTTTCCTATCGGATGACGGGATCAGATCGCTTATTAGGTCTGCGGCTGACGATTTTACATCGGTTGGCCTTCCTGTATCCGAGGTGGTAAAGGACGTTATCCAATCCATCAACAGCGCAAAGATTGGAATCTGCACGGCTCATTTTTACGATAACAGGTATTTCCTGGCATTCCCAACCGAATCCAATGAAGCCAATGACACCATACTTGTTTACAACACAATCCTCCAGGCATTTGAGGGAACATGGACTCCTGATGTCATGCAGTTTGCATTGACCAATTTCAACGACGAGGGCGTTAGGTTAATGCTCAAGACAACCACTGGGCAGATTAACAAATACAGCGGATACAAGACTCCAGCACAGGTTACTTCCGTTGACTACCAAGACGCTGGAGTTGATTATGAATCATACGTCCGGACAAAAGACTTCACATTTGGCGACCCGTTCTCAGCCAAATACGGAAGCCATTTTGAGGTTATTTTTGACGATTCTCTTTCAACGGATACAACCATATCCATCCAGCGTGACATTGATGTTGGCGATATTGATGTCCAGCCAAATCTGAACATATCCAGCTCTGCCTTGACCTTGCCATTCACGCTACCTGCGGTTCTTCCAACCTCAGTTAAGAAAAGGCTTGCCAGCGACCTTCGTGTATACGAAAAATGGCGGTTGCTTAACATCAAGATCACCAGCGCGGCAAACAAGATGGCTATCCGCCAGATCACGGCTGCTGCCAATCCTGACACCATTGAGGTGGAGAAAAACTTGTGACGGCTGCTGATTACATAGAGCTTTCTGGCGTGCCGGAGTCAACCTGGCCAACCTTTAGGGAATGGTATGGCTGGCACGCCGACCGTGGCTTGGTTGGTGTGGCCAAGGATGGTGATAAGGTGGTTGGTGTGGCCATTGCCAGGTGCGTGAATAATGGACAAGATCCTAAGCATTATGAACATGCGGAGGAGGGTGATAACGTGTTCGTGGATTTGACAGTAACGAACACAGATGGTATAAGTAACGCTTCGAGCCGTAAGGCTCTAAAATGCCTGCTGTCGATCCTATGGGATCGTTTTGGTCCGCGCAGGAGGATCACATTCAAACGCTCTGGCGTATATAAGGAGTACGATTACTTGAAATTTATGCGAAAGGCTATGGCTTAACATGGGTGGCGGACCTTCCATTCCTGCACCTCCTCCTCCTCCTGATCCGCTAAAAGCGGCACAGGCAAATGATCTTTTCTATCGCTCTTCTCTAGAGACATATATCCAGAAACAGCCGGATGTTGCCGCACTTGAGCAAAGGTTGCGCGAGAAATATTCTCCACGCCAGCGAGAGCTTGAACGTCAAATGTCAGCCTTGGATCTACAGCGTTCAGCCCAGGCACAGCTTCAGGTCGAGCGTGAGCTTGGACCACAACGCTCTGTTGAGGCGATGCGCCGTCAGTTTGAAATGGCGCCTGAGGCTTTTGCAACCCAGCGTGCGCTTGGTCAACAGGCGGCTGCTCAGTTTGCCCGTCTTTATGGGGCATCTCCGATGGGTGCAGTTCCGGCAGAAGTCCAGCAATCGGCAGGTGTTAAGCCTGTTGATTATTTAACAGGATTACCTAGAACAGGAATTGTCTGATATGGCAACCAAAGCACTTCCGGCAGATGTGGTAACCAAGCAACAGCAATATGCCGACCTTGGACTTGCAAACGCAACAAGCTATACAACCGCAAACGCGCTTGATGCCGCCCTTGTAAAAGAAGTATATAAACTTGATCCAACAAAATATACGGGAAGGAAAGGTGTCGTTGATGTTGCCAAGGCAAAATCAACATATGATTTTGAACAACCAAAACTTTCGACACCAGCCAAGGAGCCTACAAGCTTTTCACAGGCAATTCTAAATTATACAAATGCAGTAAAAACACTGCAAACAATCGGTGCTGAAAATGTCAACAAAACCGATCTTGCCACACTTAACTCGCTTGCAAGGTCGGTGCGTGATTTTGATTCAAAAGATTTAAGCGAAAACGCCAAGCTTATCATATCCAATGTTGGTGATGCCGTTGATGCAATTAATTCAATCAAAAATCAGCGTCAATCAATACAGACAAAAGAAAATTTAATTCAAGGTCTTGATGCAGACGGAAAACCTCTTTCAAAAGGAATTAAGGTAGACAAAAAGGCCGAGTCGGCAAAACTTACAATTCTTCGTGACGAGTATCAGAGACTTGTAAATACGGCAAATCAGACTGCGCCAAAACTTGAAGAATCGCTTACCCGCTTCGGTCTTTCTGATATTTCTCGTGGTATTGGTGCGCCTGTTGCAGGAGCGCAGCGTGTTAATGCCGGTCTTGCCGCGCTTGGTGGCGATCAGGTGTTTGGCACTGGCGCACTTCAGGGTCGCCTGAATATCAATGTAACGGATGATCAAATCATTAATGACATCAACACTGCACGAAAGAATCAATATAAAAGCCTTTATGATATTGGGACTTCAGCCGTTACCGACCTTCAAAGCCAACTGGCAACGGCAACATCATTTCTTGCAGACCTTCCGGCTGGAGACCGCAGAAGGGCTGACGCGCAGAAAACCATCGACAACCTAAACAAAGAGTTGTCGCAGGTGCAGGCCGATACCTTGCAGGCACGCAATCTTTACGAGAACTATCAGCCCGTAAGCGGAACCCAGGCACAAAGCGCAATCTCATCTTTCCGTGAGTCTCTCAGACTTCCTGAAGAGCGAACCATGCAACAGATTGAGGCCATTGACCCAGAGATGGGTCGAACTGTGCGTGCGCTATCAAGCCAATACGCGCAAATGGCTAAACCTCTTGGTGCAACAACCACGCCTCAGACAGAAGAACTTCGCAATACGCTTGAACAGGAAGCCTTGAACCAGCTTCGCCTTGGCTCGACCTTGGGAGCCGAGGAAAGGCGTGGATACGAACAGGCCATTCGGCAGGCTCAGACTGCTCGCGGAAACATTGCTGGTCTTGGACCGGCGGTGCAGGAAGCCGCGAATATTGGTGCAGCCGGTGAACAACGCAAGCTTGCGCGTTACGGGGCTGCTGCCTCATTTCTTGGTTCTGGTGAAACAACCGGAGCCGCTGCTGCCCGTGATCTTGGATTGCGTAATGCTCTAGAACAATCACGCCTTGGTGCTGCCGCTGGATTTGTTGCAGGTGGACCCAATATCTACAATCTTGCATCACAGAGGTTGGGTCAACAGCAGGCTATGCTTGGGCAGTATCTTGCCGCAGCGCAGCCACAGCAGACACAAGGATTTCAGGCTACGCCGTCTGCAAATGTTCCTTATGCCTATGTTAATCCGATGGCTGGATTTCAGGGAGCGCAGAATGCGGCAAGCATTTACAATACTTTGTCAAATTATCAATCACAAACTTATGGTGATTACACAAGGGCTCAAGCAAGCCAGCCTGGATTTGCTCAAAATTTTGGAGCAATTGCGTCTGGAATTGGATCGCTTATACCAAATATAAGTGTTTAAGGAGATTTATGGGTAAAATTACTTTAGATTTGGCGCAGATGTATCCTCAGACTTTTGGGGATCAAGATGCATTAAGAAGGGCTGCTCTTGGAGAACAACTCCAGCAGGCACAATTACAGAGATATCAGCAAGAAGAGCAAATTCGCCAGCAAACACAGCAAAGGCAGGTTTTGCCATACGAAGATTTTAAGATCAATGTAAATGGAGAAGATATTCCATTTAAAGCACTACCACCAGAGCAAAAAATGCAATGGGCAAAACAAAGGGAAATGGATTGGCAAATTCAACAGCAAACAAATTTTACACAGGCACAGGCAAAACTGGCGAAAGCCGAAGTTGAGCTTCAACAAAACTTGCAAAAGAAAAAAGATATAGAAGCAAGTCAATCTGGTGGAAATATAAAACCAGGACCTGATTGGTTGCCTGGATCAATTTTTGGAAAACCATACAAAGAACAATTAAAAGCAATTGAATCAACAATTGGTTCATCAGAGCAAGCTAGAAATATTGCTGGAATGAGATTGCAATCAATTCAGGATCAGCAGATGCCCCAAAGTTATGGAATGCCATCAGTTGTAAAACCATCACCACAGGCACAACCACAGGCAACGCAGCCCCAAATTCCGCAATACAATACTCCGGAGGATGCATTAAAGGCTGGAGCAAAAGAAGGTGATCGAGTGATTATTGGCGGTCGTGTAGGTACATTCAAAAGACCGAAGTAAACAATATGGCTAGTAGCGTTGAGCAACCAGCCAACAATTCCGCGCTTGAGTTTGTCCCAGACGAGCAGGCAATAGAATTTGTTCCAGATAAATCCGAGGAAATTCAGTTTGTTCCAGACACGCAACAGGCCGAGCCTGGATTAAAAATGACATCGGAGGAAAGGAATAACCTTTCCCAAATAAAGCGTGATTACGTTTCGCAGGGAGGAAATCCTCTTGATGTTTATGCTCCAGAACGCGCAAATTTATTCAATGAAGAATTAAATAAAAATCTTCAATCCGGAATGTCGCAACAGGATGCAATTTTAAGTGCAACAGACACGCTTGAAGCCATGCCCCCTGAAACAAGGCCGGATGGATCCATATCTGCCGGATATGCACCCACAGAAGAGGCAATCAAGAAAGGCATGATTCAGCCTGAAGCATTGCCTGCCGTAAGGAAAGCAATGAGCGAGGGTATTTTAACAGTTTCGTCTGGATACGATAAAGACAAGGGAGTCGGGTTTGCGGTTGGAAGGGCAAAGGACGGAAGGGTTGTCAGGGTCGAAGAAAAGCCACCAACGCTTATTGGTGCATCATTAAGATCAATTGGAGAGCAAATTATACCAGGTGCGGCTGCTGTTGGAGGTGCATTGGTTGGTGCTGCGGCGGGAACAGTTGGAGGGCCAGCAGGTGTTGTTGCCGGAGGTCTTATTGGAGGAGCCGCAGGATATAAGGCAGGCGAAATGGGGCAGGCTGGACTTGCAAGAATTTTGGCTGGTGAGGAGGGTTATGCGGACTACCAAAGAATGCGTGAAGCAGATATTGCAAGATTCCCGATAGCCACAAAATCGCTTGAAATTGCAACTCCAATGGTT